TGGGCAGCTAGCTACAATTTTATATTTTGCCCTATGTTCGTACCTTTGTGCTTATAAATCCTTGTACTTTCTAGCAGCGTTCACGGCTCTTCCATTCATAGTGTATCCGTTTGCTTGGTCAGGTCATTTTTTTATAGAAAAGAACAAGCCAGCCGCATTTAAAAATCCGCTATGGGCAAAAGCTGCTGACTGGGTAATGCTAAAAGACATAATCATTGGCAAAATAAAGCTCTGAAAATGAAAACTAAAAAAGTAATTATTACTGGGGTAACCGGACAAGACGGTTCCTACATGACTGATTTTCTTCTCGAAAATACCGATTATGAAATTTTTGGAATGGTTAGAAGATCCTCCAAGCCGGACTACTCAAATTTAAAGCTTTCTCTAAAAAACCCAAGGTTCAAGATGGTCGTAGGCGACCTCTCGGATTCTCAGTCAATAGAAAATTTAGTAAGAGAAATAAATCCAGATTATTTTATTAATTTAGCAGCCCAGTCGTTTGTTGGGGCTAGCTGGCAAATACCCGAACAGACGCTCGATGTAACCGCTATCGGGGTGCTCAGATGCCTTGAAGCCATAAGAAAATTCTCCCCACATTGCAGGTTCTACTCAGCCGGATCAAGCGAAGAAATGGGAGACGTCCTGTACTCGCCTCAAGACTTAAACCATCCAATTAGACCCAGAAGCCCATACGGAGCAGCAAAAGCGGCCGCAAGGCACCTCACCAAAGTATACAGAGACTCTTACAATCTCTACGCACTACACTCCATCCTCTACAACCATGAGTCGGAAAGAAGAGGAGCTGAGTTTGTTACTAGAAAAATAAGCAAAGGAGTAGCCAGAATCTCCCAAGCAATAAAAAGAGGTAAGATGTTTTCTCCGGTAGAACTCGGAAACCTCGACTCCAAAAGAGACTGGTCGCACGCGAAAGATTTTATCAAAGGAATCTGGATGATGCTAAATCAAGAAGAGCCAAAGGAGTATATCTTGTCGTCCAACGAAACCCATTCCATTAGAGAATTCGTAGAAAAAGCTTTTAAGGTAGCCGACTTAGAGGGAGTCTGGCACGGCAACGGGCCCTCGGAAGAATTTTCTCTACCTCACTATCTCATGGAAAAAAAGAATATCGCTTCCTCTGTGCTTGTAAAAATAAACCCAGAGTTTTATCGGCCAGCGGAAGTATCACTACTTCACGGAGACAGCTCGCTCGCTAGAAAAGAATTAGGATGGCAACCTGAGATTTCGTTTGACAAACTCGTTGAGCTTATGGTACTATCAGATATAGATGAAGCTGAAAAAAACGAAGAATAAGAATATCGAGTTGGTTAAAAAGTTCGTAAACTACTCGGAACTCAAAAGAGCGGATTGGCCCAGAGAGATTAAGCTCGCCAAAACCCTCCTTGAGAATTCTGGAGATTTTTTCGTTAAAGCCTACCTAAGCTTTAAACTCAACTCCCTAGCTTGGTTCCTTACGGAGGATGGTAAAAAATACGTCTTCGAAGAGAAACTAAGGCTTTCATTAAATTTCAAGCCAACTGAAACGGTCATACTTAGCGATGAAAAAGTAGGCGAAAGCCTAAGCCTTCCAAAAAAACCCAGAAACCTTAAAGAATTCTTAAATTATGGCAAAAGCAAAGACTGAAGAACCCGTAGTCACCCCATTCGACCAAATCCAAGCGTATCTCAAGCAGAATAAAGATGACCACTACGCCTTCGAAGAGAACCCCGATTACGTTGTTTCTAGCGGAAGTCTGATTCTTGACATAGAAATGGGCGGCGGAATTCGCCCCGGAATTGTCCGACTATCTGGCCTTACTGAGGGAGGGAAGACTAGCTGCGCGTTATCCTTTGCTAAGAACTTTCAAGAAACGGTCAAGAACTCCTTCGTTCTCTTTATCAAAGCCGAGGGTCGCCTCTCTAAAGATATAATCGACCGCTCGGGAGTTAGTACGGCCGAAGACAAGTGGGCAGTTTATCCTTGCAATATTTACGAGTCCGTCAATACAATGATCAAGACTCTAGTAAAGAACAACCCAAACAACACCCGTTACCTATTTGTAATTGACAGCATGGACGCTCTTGTCCCCAGAGGCGACATAGATAGACCGTTTGAAGAAGCCAATAAAGTCGCTGGCGGTTCCTTGCTTTCTTCTGATTTCTTAAGAAAAATGGCCCTAGCCCTTTCGACTAGAGGACACATTTGTATAATGATTAGTCAGGTAAGAAGCACTGTCTCTATCAATCCTTACGCAAAGACCGACCCTAAAGTCACCAACGCCTCTGGCGGAAACGCCCTCTTACATTACTCGGATTGGATTCTCGAATTCCAGCAGAGACACAAAGCCGACCTGCTTACCAATAAAGTGAACGGTAAAGATGAAATCGTAGGCCACACTTGCAAGATCGTTTTCAAAAAAACTCCAAACGAAAAGACCAACAAAGAAGTCCGATACCCTATTAAGTATGGAAGAAAAAATGGACAAAGCGTGTGGGTTGAGCAGGAAATTACCGATGTCTTGTTAATGTTTGAGCTTATTGTCGCTAAGGGTGCGTGGATAACTGTTTCGGAAGAGCTTATTGCCGAGCTTAAAAAGGCAGGTATGGAAATGGACAAGCAGCATCAAGGCATGGACAACTTTAGAACTTACCTTGAGTCGAAGCCTGAAATAACTCAATATCTGTTTGATAAATTTAAAAAAGCACTTAAGAAGTGAGGCTGTACGACATAAACGGTCGCCTTAAAAAAAAGGCAGTGTCTCAATACTTAATAAATTGGGATGGCAAATCCAGATCTAAAATACAATTTAACACCAAGCAGTTCTTAAAGCCCTACTGGAGGACCAGTATAGTATACGAGGAGTTTCCCGTATACGGCAGCTTGATGAAAGTAGACATTTTAAACGTCTCTAGAAAAATAGCCGTAGAAGTAAATGGCAAACAGCACGATAAATTTAATAAGTTCTTTCATGCTAATTCTAGAGTTAAGTTTTTGGAATCAATTAAAAGAGACATGGTCAAGAGAGAATGGCTTGAGAAGAACGGATTCCTCGTCATAGAGATAGAAGAAGACGAAGTTAAAGATTTAAACGAAGAGTTTTTTATTAAAAAGTTCAATATAACTCTTTAAAAGTGTAAATTATGGCAATGGCAAAGCAGAAAAAATTTAAATTTCCTCCAGAGATACTGGAAAAGATCAACGAATGCTCCTATGGAGGTTTTCTTTTATTTAATTTTGACGAAGACGGGGACGTTCAAACCTTTGGTAGCTTTGATGACAAACTTGCCTTGTCAGCTATGGAAAAATATCTTATGACGTGGGCTAAAACGCTAGAAGCTTACGAGATAGATGAGCTTTTTATAAATATGAAGAAAGCCTCAAGAAGAAGGGGTAAGCCCCCAGCCGAGGAGGAGTAGTTTTTTCTTGCTAAAAAGCAAAGACAGGTTAAAATAAGACATGACAGAATTATTTTCTCTCCGCCTTGAGAAGCATGTCTTAGGCGGTTTGATTAAACACCCCAATGTATTTGCGGATGTAGAACGGTTCATTTCTGAGAAGGATTTTTACAACAACGTTCACTCCACCCTCTTCCTGTGCCTGCGCGAGAAGCTAAATAAAAACGAAAGCGTTGATAAAGTAATCCTTGCCGAGAAGATCAAGTCGCTTGGGGTTACCTTTAAGGATGACATTAATATCTATGATTACATTGATAGTATTTCTTTTACTCAGATCACTAAAGAGGCGGTTATTGAAGCAGCCCAGCAGCTAGTCTCATTCAGAATTAGGAGAGACTTAGTTCTTACGGCGGAAAAAATTAAAGCTGTAATTAATGATACGGGAGAATTGCCAATTCAAGAAGTCCTATCCAGCGTGGACAAGGTGTTTGGAGAGAAGATAAATTCGTATTCAGTTCACGAACAGCCCCAAAATCTTTTTGAACAGCTAGATGTGCTTATCGAGGAAAGGGGAGAAAACCCCAACGAAGACCAAGGCTTCCTTACTCCTTACTCAGAATTCAACAGGCTCTACGGCGGCTTGCGACCTAAAAATCTTTACGCTATCGCCTCCAGACCCGGCGAGGGAAAAACGACTTGGCTAAACGACCTAGCTATGAAAACAGCAGCTAAGAACGGTTTAAAAGCGTTAATCCTAGATACTGAAATGAGCAGAGAAGAAATGCAGTTCCGAATGGCTTCTTCAATCTCAGGCGTGCCCCTTCACTTCTTGGAGACTGGCAAATGGAGAAAGGTTGAGGCTTACGTAAAGAAAGTCAGGGATTCATACGCGAGCATGAAGAAGATGCAGTACGACCACTTACATGTGGGCAATAAAAACATTGATGAAATATGCTCTCTAACAAGACGCTGGCACCTTGCCAATGTCGGACGAGGCAACCCTTGCATTATAGTTTACGACTACATCAAGCTGACTGGAGAGAGGATTGGTCAGAACTGGGCAGAGCATCAGGCTATCGGAGATAAAGTCGATAAGATTAAAAAGCTTGCCGAAGAACTCAACTCCCCGATCATAACAGCCATTCAACTTAACAGAACTGGAGAAAACTTCAATAGAAAAGCAGCAAACGTAACTGACGACTCCTCCGCTATTTCGATCACCGATAGGCTTTTGTGGTTCACTTCTTTCATGGCTATTTTTAGAAGAAAGACTACGGACGAAGTGGCCTTAGATACTCAAGACTCAGGAACACATAAATTAATCGCCCTCAAAACGAGGTTTCAGGGCGCAGAAGCCGTTGGGCATCAAGATTTGATAAGAAGGCGCATGCCGGACGGAAACGAAAAGCTAGAAAGAAACTATTTAAACTTTGAAGTCCAAAATTTCAGAGTG